CCGGAGTTCTTTGATTTGTGTGTCGAGACCATCGAGGATTGCGCGCAGGCGATAGGCACCGAATGGGTCGGAGCACGGTCGAGATTTGCCTGTTTTTCCTTTCAGGCCGTGAAACATGTCACGACGGGAGACGGTGGAATGCTCGTTCTTCCACGGGACCTCGTCGCCAGGGCCAAGCGCATGCGCTGGTTCGGGATCGACCGCGAAGCAAAACTCAACGGCACATGGGAGAACGATATCCGCGAGGTCGGATACAAATTTCAGATGACCGACATCGCTGCGGCCATGGGACTCGCGGGGCTAGATGCCCTGCCAGGGCAGATCCGGTTCCGTCGTTCGTTGCGAGACGCCTACGCCTCCGGTCTCGCGGGAGTCGACGGAATCCGGATGCTGGACACCGACCCGGAAAGCGCTTGCTGGCTCTGTACGGTACTCGTGGAACGCCGCGCAGACTTCCGGCGCAAGCTGAGATCCGAAGGCATCGAGTCCGACCAGGTCCATTACCGCAACGACCGCTATTCGATCTTCAAGGATTTCCGCGGGGAGTTCCCGAACATGGACGCTATAGACGGGAAGTATCTATGCATCCCACTTCATATGGGGATGGACTTAGACGACGTCGAGAGAATCTGTGACGTGATCAGGAGTGGCTGGTAGTGTTGTACGTGTATACGAGTATCGTCGATGGCTTCGATACTCTACGGCCACCATGCGTCCCAGTGGATCACAATGTTCGATTCATCTGCTTTACTAACGTGCCAAATCTTCCCCGTGTGCATCCGTGGGAATATCGCCCGATTTACAACGTTGGAGAACCTTGCAGGACAGCGAGAGTCGCGAAGATCATGCCGCACTTGATGTTGCCCTCCGACGCAGAATATTCCATCTATCACGACGGCAACTTCCAACTCCGTATGGATCCGAATCAGATGATCGATGAACTGCTCAAGAAGCAGCAGTGGGCGTCATACCGGCACCCCTGCAGGAAATGTATCTACGAAGAAGCACAGGTTCTGCTCAACGAAAAGATTGGAACGCCAAAACTCGTGAGTAATGAAATTGAGCGATATCGGGATGCCGGATTTCCTTCAGGTGAAGGCTTGTGGGCCAACGGCTTAATCGTTCGTCGGCACACTCCCGAAGTTGCGGAACTGAACGAGCACTGGTGGCGGCTGTATATGGCCGGGTGTGAGCGGGACCAGATCTCATTTCCAATGGCGCGACGTGATGTCAACCTGCGTGTCCACACGATCGACGGCGATATCTGGTCCTCGCCTTATGTTCTGTTTCGATGGCACTCCGCCTGGAGAGACAAGGACGATAACCCGGATTACTGGGAAGAGCGCGATCGTCAACGTGCGCGGCTGGCCCAACTCAAAGAAGTCACCGGCGCGTGCGGCGGGATTAAGTTTCAGGACTACTGATGAACCTCGGATTGATGCGGGTGAAAAATGAGCAACGCTTGATTTGGCGGTCGATCTCATCCTTCATGTCTCTCTGCGATGAAGTGTATGTGCTCGACGACAATTCTGAGGATGACACCGCAGCGATCTGTCGAAGCATCCCCGGAGTCACGGTATTCCCGTCGCCCTTCGAAGGTCTCAATGAAAGCCGCGACAAGGAATGGCTGCTGTCCAAGGCTTTGCCTCTCAATCCGGAATGGATCTGTTTTTGGGACGGCGATGAAATTCTTGCACCTGGGTATCAAGAGTCACTTCGGGCAGCCATGAGGAAAACCCACGGCTGTATTTCGCTGCGGATCCTCTATCTTTGGAATTCATGGGACACTGTCCGGATTGATGGCGTTTACGGAGACTTCCACCGAGAGAGCATTTTCCGGCCGAACGGGTCTCGGTTTGAAACCCGCGGCACCGGCGCTAATTTCCACTGCGGGAATGTCCCCTGGGGAAACCGTATCAATAAGCGCGTGATGGAAATCCCACTGTTGCACGCGGGGTATATGCACCGCAGCGACAGAGAGCGAAAATTTGCCTGGTATAACCAGCAAGATCCGAATAATGCCAGTGAAGATCACTACCGGCACATGGTCATCGGGGATCTATACCCGGCGGAATCCCGATACAGACACGGTGGCCCGCTAAAGCTGGCCCCACTGTCGGAATTTACATCCACAAAATCCGGCGCGGCTTACGCAGCCAATTGAGAGCGCGGCGAAACAGTGACGGGTGCTTTGATTGCAGCATTAATCGGTATGCCCATACAACGTCCATAAGTGGTTCCATCCTAACTCGATAGACCAACAAAAGTGAAATTAGTTAGTGCCGTAATGCCGACGCGCGGCAGGCGCGAATACGCACGTCAGGCCGTCGACTGTTTTCTTGCTCAGGATTACCCAGACAAAGAACTAGTTGTTCTTGACGACACAGACATGCCGTCGTTTCCGGAAGGCATTGAACACCCTCTGATCCGTTATCACCGAGAGCCGAAACGGTTAAACATTCCACGCAAGAGAAACATCGTGAACGGCTTGGCGCAGGGACTGATTCTGACCCATTGGGATTCCGACGACTGGAGCGCGTCCGACCGGATCTCGCGACAGATGGCCATGATGGGGGAATCGGGAAAACAGGTTTGCGGCTTTCGCTCCATGCTGTTTTACGAGCCGTCAACTCAGACTTTGACCAAGTATTTCAGCGGAAGCCTGTTCGCCCTTGGCACGTCGCTGATGTATACGCGGGAATTCTGGAAGCTGAATCCATTCCCGGAGTCAACCCGCGGCATGGCGGAGGACTATTGGTTCAAGGAGCGGGCTATCGATTCGAATGAATTGGTGTGCGAGGACGTCAATGGGCGCATGGTGGCCAGGATTCATGATGACAATACGTCGAAAAAGGACGCGTCCGGATATCAAAGACTGAGCCTGGATCACCTTCCCGTGGGGTTTCCTCGCTGATGGGATTCAAGGGTGGGGCTGGGGCGCTGGATCGCAGGATCACGCTCCAGCGGATTCCTGATGCCAACACGGAGACGCCGGACAGCTTCGGCGAAGTCACGGCCGAACCTGAGGATTTCCTGACCTGCATTCCTGCTGCATTTGAACCAGTCGGAGTCGGCCAGAGGGGCAGCGAGTTCAAGGAGTCCGAAAAGAGGAATGCGGAGACGATCGCGCGGTTCCGGATTCGCTACCGCCGAGACATCGATCCACAGAAGGCACCGTCAACACTCCGACTGCTTTATATCGAAGACTATCGATCAGACCCTCAAGTGGTTCGCGAGTTCGACATTCATTACGTTGCCGTGATTGGGCGCTTCGAGGAGCTGCACCTTCACGTTGGGGAAGTTCGCTGAGTGCTGATCGAGCAGGTGATCTACAAATTGCTGAAGACAAATATGGACGTTACCGATTTGGTTGCTGGCCGCATCTTCGCTGGGATCGTCCCGCAGACGATAGCGACATTTCCGCTGGTTATGTACAAGACCCCCGAAGACGGCGGCCGCGAAGTTGTCCGCACGATTCAGGGCGGCTGCAGCCTGGTCCGCCAGCGAATGCGGCTTTTCAGCGCCGCCAGAACTTACGGAGAGGCGGCACTTCTCGACGCTGCAGTGTACGGATGCCTTGACGAGTTTTTCGGCACCGTGATCAACGAGCAGGTATCTCCGCCGGAGTCGATCGATATCCAGGGAATCTTTCTGGCGCAACCGGCACACGCGCATCAGTTTGTCGACAAGACGCAGCTTCACGAATTCATTTCCGAGTTTGATTGTCACTTCATTGACCCGTCCCGACTCTCTTGAACCCCAAACGAAACGATACGAAACGAGGTAACTAAAAATGGCTGATTCAGCTACTGCCCAAATTGGATCGCAGGGTGAATTTGAATATTGGGATACTGCCGTCAGTCCGCCCGCATGGGCTGCGCTCGGTCTTATCCGCACGATGGACCCCTACGGATCCGACCTGCCTGAAGTCAACTCCACGACACTCGACAGCGCTGAAGAAGAGTTCATTCCTGGACTGCCCATGGGCAAGGAACTCAGTATCACGCTGACTTTGACGGCCAGTTCATTGTCAAGAATTGAGGTGATTTGCACGCCTCCGGCAGTGAACATCGATTGCAGGGTTGTCTATCCTGCGCCGACGAGCCAGACGCGTTACTTTGCCGTTACGCCGCGAGGTTTTGACGGTCCGGTCCTTACGCCCATCGGTCTCATGGAAATCACCTTTAAAGGTCGACGTTCCGGCGCTGCTTCCTCAACCCCGTCGCACGTTTAAGTAAGGAGAGAACTCAATGTCACGAGAACAAATTCTCTCCCTGTCCGACCTCCAGATCCAGAAGGTCTACGTTCCCGAGTGGAAAATGGATGTCCACGTTCGGTCTCTGTCCGGATCGGAACGCGATCAGTTCGAGGAAGCGAATCTGATCCGCGAACGCAACCGCAAAAGCGGAATGATGAACTTCGATGTCAGGTTGGCCAACTCCAGGGCTCGACTGGTCAGCTTGACCTGCTGCGACGAAAAAGGGGTTAGGTTGTTTCAGGATAGCGACGTCGAAGCGCTCGGCAAAAAGAACTCTGCGGCACTGTCCCTGCTTTACAACGTCGCGGCCAGCCTTTCCGGCATCACGGACGAGGATCTCGAGGACCTCCTAAAAAACTAGAAGCCCGACCGGAGCGCAAGTTCTACGTCGGGCTTGCCGACAAGTACGGCATTCCGGTGAGCGAGTTTCTGGCGCGCTGGAGTAGCCGGGAAATCACGGAACTCATGGCCTACACCATTCGCTTAAATGACGAAGAGAAGGCCGCCGCGGGTGAATCGGAAAAGCCTGAGCCCCGCGTCCAGACCGCCGATGAACAACTCGCATTCATGGATTCTTGGAACTAATGGCAGACCTGGAAGGCTTCGACGAATTGCTGGGCGCTCTTGAGAATACGGCGCTGAATATGGGGCAGCGCCGAAAACTCATCGTGAAAGCCTTGCGTGAAGGATCGAAGCCGGTGCAGGAAGAAAGCACCAACAGGATTCCTGTGGATACGGGAAAAGCTAAGGCATCAATCAGCACGACAGTGATTGAGCAATCATCCACCGGGGCGGAGGCTCAGATTGGTCCGCGGCGGTTCTACCCAAAGTTCGCCGAACTCGGGACCATACATCAATCCGCAACCCCGTGGCTGGGCCCATCGTTCGATAACAAGCAAGATCAGGCCGTGGACATCATTTCCGACGTACTGAGCAATGGAATAGAGGAATCCTTCGGTGGCTAGCCTGCGCCAACTGTACGTGACGCTGAATCTCAGGGCCGATAACTTCAACAACGGCCTGCGTGCGGTTCAGCACGGGGTCAAGGATCTGGTGACCGAGATCAAGCCTTCCATAAAGGCCATGAACGATCTGGGCAGAACTGCAACCGCCGCAGGGGGTGCGTTGACGGCAGGCATTACGGTCCCGCTGGCAGCCGCAGCGACGGTTTCCGTTAAAGCAGCCATGGATTTCGAGAGTAGCTTCGCTGGCGTTCGAAAAACCGTAGATGCGACAGAGAAGGAATTTTCAGAACTGTCGGCTGGATTTCGCAAAATGGCTACTGAGATTCCAGTATCAGTAAACGAGTTGAACAAGATTGGTGAAGCGGCAGGCCAGTTGGGAATCAAGAAGGACGATATTGTTCAGTTCACCAGAACCATGGCCTTGCTCGGCGAAACTACAAATCTGACGTCAGATCAGGCAGCCACGGCGACTGCAAACATTCAAAACATATTCGGAGCGGCCGGAAAGGACGTGGACCGATTCGGAGCAACGCTGGTTGCGTTGGGCAATGCCGGAGCATCGACGGAGCAGGACATTATCGAGATGGCCAAGCGGATCGCGGGTACGGGTCATCTCGTCGGCCTGACTCAGGCGCAGGTTCTTTCTTTCGCATCGGCCCTTTCGTCCGTGGGTATCAACGCTGAAGCGGGCGGCAGTGCAATCTCGCGAGTTTTCCTGAAAATTAACAACGCTGTTGCGGACGGCGGTAAATCGCTGGATGAATTCGCCAGGGTTGCTGGAATGAATTCAGCGGCGTTCAAGAAGGCCTTTCAGGAAGATGCAGCCGGGGCAATGGTTTCATTCATTTCAGGACTGGGACGACTCAAGGCCGAAGGCGAGAATGTTAACGCTACCATCGAAGGCGTTGTAGGTAAGAACATCATCCTGAAGGACACGCTTCTTCGTGCGTCCGGTGCTGGGGACTTACTAACCCAAACACTAGAACTTGGAAACAAGGCGTGGCAGGAGAACTCCGCACTTGTGAAGGAGGCCGAGCAGCGTCACCGAACCTTCGAAAGCCAGATGAAGCTGCTGTGGGGCACTGTCAACGATGTTGCGATCACACTTGGGGCGGTGCTGATACCAATCATCCTGAATGTTCTGGAGGGCCTGAAGCCTGTTATCGCCGTCGTCGCTCAACTTGCCGAATGGTTCTCTGAGTTGCCGGTTCCGATTCAGACTGTTGCTGTTGTGGTGCTGGCCCTGGTCGCAGCGATTGGCCCGTTGCTGCTCGCGTTCGGATTCCTGGCGACAAGCATTGCCGGAATCATCCCGGCCGTTCTCGGCGCTGTTGCCGCTATCGGCACCTTCGGAGCTCCTATTTTGGCGGTCGTTGCCGGAATAGCGGTATGGACGGCAGCGATCGTTTCGGTTGGCACCGCCCTTGTTCTATTCATCACACAGAACGAAGAACTTCGAGCCGCCGTGCTGGAAGCCTGGAACGCCATCAAGGAAGGTGCGGCTGAACTGTGGCCCCAGATCGTGGATCTATTCAGAACCATATCCGCTGAACTGAAAGCGATCTGGGCGGAATGGGGCCCGGCGATTAAGTTGGTGTTCGGGACCATGATCACGGTCGTCGCTGAAGCCGTAAAGAATATGGGGACGGCGCTCGGTACGGGTCTGAAGATTTTGAGTGGGGCCATTCAGGCGTTTGTCGGATTGGTGACCGGAGATTGGACCAAATTCACCGGAGGCCTTAGCAAGATCTGGAACTCCATGTGGGCGCTGATTAAGTCCGACCTCGACAGGTGGATCGGATACCTCAAAGGACTGATCACAGGGTTTACCACGGGGGTCTCTGACGCGTTTAAAGGTATGTATGACGCTGTCGTAGGGCATTCCTACGTCCCAGACATGATCGAAGGAATCCGCGGCGCATTTGGCAAGCTTGAGCAAGTCATGCTGGACCCGACTCGTCGCGCGGCCAATGGTGTCATGTCTTCTTTCAAAAACATGTTCGATACCGTGATGAATTTCGCGCGCGACTGGAAGGGATCGCTGAAGGGATTGTTCGAGGACATTGTTGGCGGGTTCGATCTGAAGGGAATCCTCAATGGAGACTTCAGTTCCATTCTGGGCAGTATCAAGGACACCCTGGGAATTGGCGGTGGAGCTTCCAGTAAGAGTGGCGGGATTCTGAGCGGCATCTTTGGCGGTAGTGGGGGCGGTAGTGGGGGCACAGCCGGCATCAACGCCGCAATGGGATGGGCCGGCGTTGGAGCAAGCCTGATTGATCCCATAGCAAATCAATTGAATAAGATTGGCGCCGGCCGAGATTCGGCCAACGAGATTGTCAAGTCGCAGAATGCTTTCCAGGCTGCGATTGGCAACATCCTGAACGACTCGGGCCTATCTGCAACCAACAAATTCAAGCAAGTCGCAAACTTGTGGGAAGGTATGCAGGCCAACCTCGGACGCTTCAGCGCATCGGGTGGAGAAAACACCGTTACCGCAAATCAGGCGTTCGCCACTCTTTCGCCGTTCGTCTCTAAGGTTCAGTCTGATCTGATCAAAGCAGGCGCTTCGGACGGATCTACTCCGGAGTCCGCAGGGAACACCTACAACTTCGGCGGCATGACCTGGAACGTGGTGATCAACGACACGACCGACCCGCAGAGCATTCTGCAAATCATCAAGAACAACGTCGCGGGCGTCACTGAAGAAATCAAGAGACAGATGGAGCTGAAGGAAGGGGCGGTGGTTTCCCGCTAATGTCCGCCGGCTGGTCCTTAACAGAGCCGATCGTCGCGGGTGACCTGACGCTGCTTCCCCGGAACGGTCGGTGGGAATCCCTCCGGTATGGTGCCCAACGTTCCTCCATCGTCAACGTGACCAACGGCGGCGTTCGAACCGGCTACGTCTTACACGAGCGCGAGACGGCATCCGTTCGCGGGTACGGTGAGTGGATCTTCGAAATCTTCGCCGAGCAGGTTGCCGCATACAAAGCGATCGACAGCGCGGCCCACGGCGACGTGCTCCCGTTCTGGTTCGTTCCCGATCACACCAACATGTCCGACCGGATCAACTGCCGACTCGTGGACAAACAGTTCAGCGATGCACTGACGGCACTCGAGCCAGGCGCATTCAACGGATCAATGCAGCAGCGCTTCCGCTACGTGATGCGCATCTCGGCCGAAGTCGAAGATCAGACCCTAGAGGATTAACGCATGGCATTATCGAAAACGCAGGACATTGCAGTCCTAACTATTCAGCATATCGCGGCAGCGGCAATCCTGAAGTCCAGCGTCATTGACGTTACAGACTACGTAGAGATGCTGATGACGGTGGACATTGGGCGTGATGTAACCACAGCGTTGACGGCTGGGGTCATCGTTAGAATCCAAGCTTCACCGAAGTCTAGCGGCGATGACTTCTGGGAAGACATTGCTGTATTTCAGACTGCGGTTGCCGCGTCAGAATCGGAAGCAGTCAGCGGTACTGTGGCTGCAGCGCAGGCCGTTGTCACGGTTGCCTCTACGACCAACCTTGTAGTTCAGGATTTGATTTTCATAAAGAACAGCACCATTGGCAATTCCGAGTTCCGAAGGATCATTGCCGTATCGACAAACACAAGCGTCACCGTTGCCGACGACCTGACCAATGCCCAGACGGGCAGCACTCTTTACGATCAGGCGGAGCGGTTTGCGACGATCATTCCGACCGTTGGATTCGCGAGACTCCGCGTCATGGTCGATAACTCTCAGAACGCGACACAGACTGTCTGCGCTCAAGCTCTAGCGTCTGCCGGAAGCATCTAATAAATGGGATCGATCTTTAAGCTAAAGCCTGCTATCGCTCGGGTGAATACGAACCACCCGCTCGCCCGTGGGCTCGGACTGTTTCTGCTGATGAATCAGAGTGGCACGGTCCTTAGGAATCTCGCCCCACCAATTGGAGCCGCAGCATCCCATGTTCACGACGTACTGATTGGAGATCCGGTAGTACAGCGGATCGTTAAAGATCCATCGTTAGGACCAAGCAACGCTCTGGAATGCAGGAATTCAGTCGGGAATTTCACTAAAGGCACGTTCCGATCCGGTACGACGATGCCGGATACGAACGGGGTCTTCACTGCGGACTTCCAGATACTGCCGCGCAACGTGACGAATGGGTATGGAACGATCCTTGCCGAAGACTCTGGCGACGGAATCTATCTCCGCTCGAATGGTTTCTTGAAGCCTACGGTGTACTTTAGTGGCGACCACAACGCGACGACAGACATCGGCAACCTGGGTATCCAGTGGCACCACTACGCCATTGTTAACGATACCGCCAATAGCCGCGGTGAGTTTTACCTAGACGGAGTAGCGGACGGCACCTATTCACCGGCTGGACTTACAAGCTGGACACCTGGCAGCTTGTTCAACGACGCCGCGGGCGATCGCCTACAGGCGTGGCTGAACTACTTCCGCCTCTGGTATCGGGCGCTCAGTGCGCAGGAATGCAAGCAGCTTGCGGCTGATCCGTACTGTCTGGTTGATCCTGGCCGCAAGTGGTGGATGCTGCCAAGCAACAGCATCCGGCAAGGTCCAATCGAAGAGGTTGGCGAAGGTGTAGTCCGCATTACGTACGAGCTCGCTAACACGCTGGCTGCCGACCCACATGAGACCTCCGAAGCGGATGACCGGATTCTGTATGACCTTATCGGCACCTACACTCCGACGATTCGCGAGACGGGTGGCGGCTCTGACACGATTGACTACACGCTGACGGAGGCAATCTCCTACACAGTACGCGAGACGGCGGAAGTAACGGACGACAACGAGTCCGACCGCAACAGGGTAAGCGGCCAAACTCAAATCCCCTCTGGCCCTGCGATGGCGATAATCACGCACATCTATGACTACTTTGGGCCAGGGATAGATTGGGCATTCTCGGACGTTCGGCGGACGGCTCCAGCACATGACCACGTAGGCAAGGTCCTGACGTGGGGAACGAGCACACGCGAAATTCCGATACCTCCTGGCGGACCTCCGCGCCTTGGGCGGATGGTGATTGAGTTCGACGACACGCCGGACCCGGTCACAGGCATCCAATTCTTCCGCTCGCAGTTCGGGCCTAAGACACCGAAGGGGAAGCGCGTAGACCTGAAGATAGGTCCGGCCGATGGCAAGGAAAGCTTGTTCCAGATTCCCGCGGCTGGCGTCATCTCTCACGCCACCTTTCCTCCCGGCAAGATGCGGCTGGAACTCCCGGACGTTCGGTACAAGATGCAGAAGCCTATGCCTGGGCTCATCAACGATACGAACTTCCCGAACCTGCCCCCCGGCGTTAAGGACGCTTTTATGCCGTTTGTTCTCGGCGAAGTATCCAGCGTCGGCTTCGGCGGTCAAGGTGCGATCAAGTTGATTCACGTGGACACGGTGCAGAATCGCTACGCCGTAGCGCGTCACACCGTGGAGGCGGTTACCGTATATACCAAGGCCATAGACGCAACCGAATTCACGGAGGTCTCTACGGGATGGTCGCTGGTTGAAGAGCCAATGACTTTCTTTGGCCTTGAGCACTTAATGAACTTTGTCCAGTTCGATAGCGCGTTGCCGGATGGTACCGAAGTACGGGCGGACGTCACTGGATATCCGAGTTCAGGCGGATGGGGGACTGTCCCGCTTGTCCTGGAGGGTGTTTCGGAAAACGTCGTCGATCACGTTGTCAATGTCGTGTATTACTTTGATGCTTTGGAGAAGGGTCGCATCCGCACCTACGAGGAAGCATTCGCGACGTGGGATATGGTCTCTATGTCCGCCGTTAGGGATCAATTCACCGAGGCCGGATACGCGTCGGCCTACGCAATTACCGAACCGTTCACGCAGGAAGTCATCCTGACACAACTGCTCTCTACGTTCATGATTCACTGGTTCCCGAGTCGGCTGGATAAAACCAAGTTTGTGATGACAGGCGAGACTCCGGAAGATGCTCCGATCTTCGGCGACTTTCATTCGATCCTGCTCGAATCGGAGATGCCGGAACTGTCCCGCGACACGCGAAACAGAATCATTTACAACTTTGCTCCTATCAAAGACCTTTCCGGCCTTCAGTTTGCAGGGCACGGCACCTACGACAATACAGGCGACCAAGCGCAGCTTACAGACTCGGACGGCGAGCCGATCATTGAGCCTGAAGAGATAGACCTGCACGCTTGCCGCGATGCTGACGTAGCCGCTTTACTCGCTACCGAATGGGGCAACTGGCGGGATCAGGATGCACACCGCGTCACCTTTGAACTGGACATGCCGACGAAGCTTTCGCAGGTAGATCTTGCGCGGGCGTTCAAGATAACCCACTACGGCGGGCTTAAAGAGGGCGGATGGTTCCGCGAGACGTTCATTCCCTACAAGATCACGGATGACTTCGACCGTCTGAAATTCGTCATCGAAGCCATTCGCAGGGTGAGCGTTCCGGCTATTCTTCCACAGACTCAGCCCCGCGGCGAATGGCGCATTAACTCCCGCGTCGGTCCCTGGTACTACACCGGAAACAAGACGCTGTTTATGTGCTTCTGCGATGACGCGGCGGACTACAAAAAGATTGTGATGATTGCATCAATCAATGGCTGACATACCTGCCAAAGGGATTGAACGAAAAGTTCTGGACGCCGTCCGCCGTGGAATTCGGCAAGGGAAATTGAAGACAGGAGATCGGAAAGCGTCTGACGCTGGACCAACTGACCGGAAAGACAATCAATTCGGAGTTTCCTAATTGAACCACCGAAACGGAAACGGCAAGGCCGGGGGAAACGGAAAGGGAAACGAAAAGATGTTTAAAGTCGTTTCCCTTTTTTCAGGTTGCGGCGGTTTGGATTTGGGATTCACCGGAGACTTCACGGTATTTGGGAAGCGATATAGTTCGCTTCCCTTCGAGATTGTCTGGGCCAACGATATCAGTTCAACCGCCTGCGAGACGTATAAGCTCAATCTGGCCGACCATATTCACTGCGGCGATATATGGGAAACGCTCGATGAAATACCCAAACGCGCAGACGTTGTAATCGGCGGTTTTCCGTGCCAAGACGTTTCGATAAATGGAAAGATGCGCGGGGTCGATGGCGGGCGCTCTGGACTCTACAGGGCGATGATTGACGCCATCTCCAGAATCAAACCGAAGGTATTCGTTGCCGAGAACGTCAAGGGCCTGCTGATGAGTTCAAATAGTGACTCGCTGAAGAAGGTCATTTCCGACTTCGAGGGTCTCGGTTACAAAGTGTCCTACAAGCTTTACCTGGCGGCGGACTACGGCATTCCCCAGATGCGCGAGCGTGTGTTCATCGTTGGCACGCTGCCACGAATAACGGCTTTCGCGCCTCCAGAACCAGTCCGCGCGAAGGAACCGTTACTGAACGGAAAGAAGGCGTGGATGACTTCACGCGAAGCAATTGCAGACCTTGAGCCATTGCCTGAATCTCCAGAGTTCAGCCACATTTGGAGTCGAGCGGAGAAGAGCCCAGAGCAGGGCAACAGAAAGATTAAAGCGGATCGCCCGGCGGATACGATGCGGGCGGAATGCCACGGCAACATTCAATTCCACTACAGTCTTCCGCGACGCATTTCCATGCGCGAGGCCGCGCGGTTCCAATCGTTCCCTGATGACTTCGTTTTCGCTGGCAAGCTGCGCGAGACAGAGCGACAGGTAGGGAACGCCGTGCCTCCCGTGCTCGGCTGGCACATCGCTAAGGCTGTTCTCGACTGCCTGCATGAAACGTCGGATTGATATCCACTTTCTGGCCCGCGCTTTTCTCGGATGAGTTGCGAAGTATATTATTACCCGGATGAAGCGGGTGCGCTGATCGGCGTGGCGGTTGCTGAATTGCCGAAGGCGCTTCGGTCGAACGATGGCCGTACGTTGGAAATTACCCGTGTATGCGTTTTGGACGGACATAAAAATGCCAATTCAATGCTTTACGGGGCGTGCGCTAGGGTAGCCACGAGTCTAGGCTGGAAACGGCTTTTGACATACACGCTACCGGAAGAATCGGGCGTTAGCCTGAAGGCGTCAGGATGGAAACGCGATGAAGAATTGACCGGCGGCGGGTCTTGGTATCGAAAGTCACGATCTTCTAAAAGTGACGTGGATTTATTCGGAAATAAACGAAGGCCGGAAGGGCCAAAAGTTCGATGGAGAAGGGAGTTATGTATATAAATCCCAAAAAGATACTGCTAACACTTTTGCTTTTGATCGGAGCGGCGCCGGCATTCGCCACGACCTACTACGTTTCAACTTCCGGGAATGACGTTCGGACATGTGTCCAGGCGCAATCGACATCAACCCCGAAACAAACAATCAGCAATTTTTTGGCGAATTGCACGTTGTCGCCAGGCGACACGCTCTATATCAGAGGCGGCACCTACGTCGAGAGAAACACCGAGATATTGAGCGGGTCTTCCGGGAATCGCATTAACATCTCCGGCTATCCCGATGAGACCGTAATAATCCGCCCCGCAACTGGCGTTGGTGCTGCACTCAGTCTTGCTGGATCATGGCTAAAGATTTCAAATATTTGGTTTGACTGCATCCATAACACCGCATCTGGCTGTTTCGATGTCAACGTCGGCAACACCACGAATCTCGGCGTCTGGGT